ATGATAAAATATGCGGCGATTTTTATTTACCACAAATACTTCGCGCAGATTCTTATCAATTCAAATTTGGAAATGGTTTCAATTATTTGAGAACCTTGATGGTAAACAGTCGTCAGAGATGGATATTTAAGGGGGTTCTACACGAGTTTATAACGTGCACTGAACCCAGCGGAAAGGGTGAGATTTTGACAGGTGAGTATTTTATAGAGTCCGGTAGACGGGGTGCGCGTAATCAGGTCGCAAACAAGTATTTGAATGATGCACACATTTTAGAGCGCGGATTTGATGATGAGCTGGCAAAAGGCGACCGTGGTATGGCCAGCAGATACGCGTTTTACTGCGCTCAGAGCTACAAAGATGGTGGGCCGCAGCATACCGACGACGCCATCAAATGGTATGAGCGCGTTCTCACCATGGACAACTGGTCCCAGGAGAAGTATTACAGCTGTCTTATGTTGGCCGAACTGTATGCAGGCCATCCCGTCTCCAAAAATATGACCACAAGCACAAAATACCTGTTAATGGCAGGCAAACATGATCCGGAACGCATTGAAGGGATTGCAACCGTGATGGAAAATTATCGTAACGATGGTCTCAATGAAATCGTAAACCTATTGTATCACAAATATAAGGGATACAGTCGAAATCAGATGGATAAACTCTTTGTAAACCAATCAAAATATGAGCACTGTATAGAATACAACAACTCTGTTGCAGCATTTTATGTAGGCGACACGGCGAGTGGTTATGAATGTTGTAAGAAAATTCTCTCCGCATCGCAAATTCCAATGGGCTATTATTTATCAACTATAGCGAATATCGTGTTTTATAGTGAAGAGATGAAAAAGGACCGCAACACAATGCAGATGTTTGTAAAACTGGACGATTACATGGCCAGTGTTGCGCGAAGTGGGGCATCAGTTAGTCGAGAATCATGCGAACTATGGAAGGCGCTTTTCGCACTGAATCGGTCATATCTCTCACGCTACACGTCATACAATTTCAGGAACCGTCGACACAAGCAACGCAGAGTGATGATTACGTTTACGACCTGTAAGCGGTATGATTTGTTTCAACAGACTATTAATTCGATTATTAACCAGTGGCGTGATGTGGGTCAAATTGATTTCTGGTTCTGTGTGGATGATAATTCCAGCATTGAAGACAGGAACCGCATGCGTAAAAATTATGGTTGGATACGGTATTATATGAAAACCCCCGAGGAAAAGGGTCACCGCGAGAGCATGAACATCATTTACAAACAGCTAACCCGAATCCGACCCAAATACTGGATTCATATGGAAGATGATTTTCTTTTTCACACGCAAATGGATTACGTTGAGCCTGCCATTCAGTATTTGGAACGATTGAAAGAATCGCACGGAGTTAGGCAAGTTCTTTTTAATCGAAATTATGGCGAAACCATTGACGATTATAAAATAATCGGACATGATGCGCTGTGCGATGCAGAGACAGTTGAGAGATTAAAGGATATAAACGGTGGTCACGGAACCGGATTGGGTGCCGTAATTCATTCGTTTAAAGATGAACCGGGTGCCTCATACTCCTATAGCAATTGCCATTATTGGCCGCATTACAGCTTTCGTCCATCACTCATCGACGTTGAAGCAGTGTTTAACGTTGGTGATTTCAATACAACCAACCAGTTTTTTGAAATGGATTATGCGCACAAATGGGTAGAACGCGGGTATAAGTCCGCATTCTTCAATCGCATAACAAATCGACACATTGGGCGATTGACTTCGGAGCGACACGATAAATCCAAAGCCAATGCTTACGAGCTCAACAATGAAGGCCAGTTTCAGAAACTTACCGATAATACTCCTCCAGCGACAGTCATTGCTTCTAAACGCATTGCAATCGAAGAAGTTTTTGACACGGATAGCGACGACGATGACGACGATGACGACGATACTGACGCGATTGACTCAAATGTGCCCGTATCAACAACCGCCAACGACTCTGAATCTAAGTCTAAGATTGTTTCCAACAAAGCGCCATACACGCTCCGAGAAATCGAAATAAAGGTTGTAAATTTGAACAGGCGCGAAGACAGGCGACAGGAGTGTGTAGCCAAGTTTGCAGATGCTGGTATGCCCAGTTCAGAATATACATTTGTGGAAGCGGTGGATGGTGCGCAAATTATTCCAACACCGGAAATGAAGCGACTTTTCCAGGGCAATGATTTCGGTTCCAAGCGCGGCGTTGTAGGATGTGCACTGAGTCACTACTTTTTATGGAAGGCGCTATTGAATGACCCCAACAACGAATTCTACATTATAATGGAAGACGATTTCGAGCTGTGTGGCAATTTTAAACGCGCATTGCACGGAATGCATGACGAGTTTATGAATCGCGACGTTATTTTCATGGGGTATCACATGTTCAGCAATAAGCGCGCTTCGGTGAGCCATATTTATAATCGTGAACCGGAGCTGAAATCCGCATTTTCCCCCGAAACATATAATTGCCTCGATATCGCGGTTGAACCGCTGAATAAAGACCTTTATATTGGGGCAACACACTGTTACAGCGTGAATAAGCGCGGTGCCAAATTGTTGGTTGACTATATTGAGCGAAATGGTATCAAGCATGGTATCGACTATTTGATGAAAATTGCAGACAACGGTCTGGAATGCTACGAAACGCAACCGCATTTGGCATTTGCCGACTGGAACGAAGCCGGCAAATCAATTGATACCGATATTCAGTTTGACTACAACGCCATCAATTTTGAAGCAGTTGAAGACGAGTACACTTTTTTTCCAGGGCTGGATGTAGCGGATGGCGATATTCAATTTATTCGCGATATTCACACAAAAAGCATTAATGAGAACATTGAAATTGCAAACACCATGAAGGATTGTATCGCATTCAACACATTAGGGTTTTTCAAGCATACGGTAAGCCTTAACCGACTTTCAGAGACGCCATATATTAATGCTTCCAACAAGAGCAAGCATGGTATCTATATCAAAACCGCACACGTTGTGTTTCAGCAAAAGTATGCCAATAGCTTGGCAAATGCTGAGAACAAATTGGAAGTTGCAAATGCCCGCGTTGCACGCGGCGGCCGTCCATTGCGTATCGGATTTCACAACATGCAATTGTGTGATAGAGGGTCTACTGTGGCAATGTATGATTACGCGCACTATAATGAAACTCTTCTCGGGAACGAGAGTTACATCGTGTATGATGCCACCAGCCCGCGAAACCGTCGCGACGTGGTTGCGAAATGCGAAAACCGGTTCGGAAGGGAACGCGTGTTTGGATACGTCGGCGGAATGCTGGCAGTAGAACAGTTCATACAGGATGCCGACCTGGATGCCATGTACATTATAAAGTTTGGCACAATTGACAAGTTTGTTTTTCAAGGCTGTCCCACCCTGGTTCACTCCGTATTTGAAGTTGAACCGCATGGTTACAGGTATGCCACCGTTTCTAAATATTTGAAGGACTATCATACACCAACTGACCTTGCGCAAATCGAACGCGATAAAATACGCGTTGTGCCACATATGATTGATATGCCCCCCATTGAAGAAGTCAGGGAAGGCATTAATGTTGGAGAACTAACCGATTACAGAAAACAGCTCGGAATACCAAGCGAATCCGAAGCGTTTGTTATTGGGAGATACGGTGGTGCAAAACAATTCAATCTTCCACAAGTTCATGATGCAATTAAACGATTTTTAAATGCGCCGAATGTGCCCGGAGCAAAGCCTGTTTATTTCTTGTTTGTAAACACGCTTCCATTTTACGTCCACGAGCGCATACGCTATGTGAACACCATATATGACAAGTATGAAAAGGCTGCGTTTATATTGGCATGCGATGCAATGATACACGGTCGTTCGGATGGCGAAACGTTCGGACTTTCGTTGGGTGAATTTGCATTTTACAACAAGCCAATTATTACGACGCCCTCCCACGAATTTAATGCGCACATTGATATCTTGAAAGACCGCGCAATCATTTATAAGACGGATAGTGATAACTTGCTTTCATTGCTAAACAAAGTAGAAGATACGGTAACCGGTTTTATGAAGTTACATTGCGGAAAGGTGAATGGCTATGCAGAATTTACTCCAGAACATATAATGAAACAATTCAAAGAACAGTTTCTCGATACCATCACATCCACCACAAGAACTCGACCCGAAATAAATGTTGATACTATGGATACTGTGTTGCCAGTAACCCCGGCAACCCCTTCAACCCCTACAAAGCGAATCAAAGTAAAAATGCTGTGCGATTGGTGCAATAGCGAGCAACTATGCAAAGAGTGGTCGAACATGTGTGAGCGCGATTTCGTTTGGAAAAATATAGAAATAACTTGGTTGGATGGCACTGATGTGGATTATTACGTAATTATAAACAGGCCGCTAAATGAGACCGACTTTTACGTTCCTGAACGAACGCTGGTGTTTCAAATGGAACCAACTGTGTTTGACGAAACAAAACATTGGGGAACTAAAACGTGGGGTAAATGGGCAAAACCCGACCCGTCCGTATTTTTCCACGTGCACGACCATGCGCGCTATCTCAACAATGTGCAGTGGCTATTTAGATATCCGTTATCCAGATTACAAGACGATTCTGCATTCGACCCGAGTGACAAATTGAATCGCGTATCGTGTGTTTCAAGCCGCAAGATGTTCGATAAGGGTCACATTCTCCGTAATAATTTACTGAAATATATTGAAGACCACTATTTGGACGACAAGCCAGTAACCAAGAATCCGACCGACGCACTACAGTCGTTTATAAATGTTTTTGGTTCTAATAATCATTTCAATTATAGGGCATATGTTGGTAAATTACCGGAAGACAATATTTTCTACGGAATTAAACCATACAAGTATTATTTCATGTGCGAGAACAATTCGGAGCACAACTATGCTACCGAGAAAATATGGGAGCCGATTTTATGCGAGACGTTGTGTTTTTATTGGGGGTGCCCCAATTTATCTGACTACATTGACCCACTCGCATACGTTGAATTGGATATGAACGATATGGAAGCATCAATGCGCGTCATGGAGCAGGCTATCCGTGAAGACTGGTGGTCGCAACGCATTCAGCATATTCGCGCCGCAAAACATAAGATTATAAACGAACTTGCATTTTTCCCAACCATCCAATCTTTAATTAGTGGGGAAATGAAATGAAATGAAATGAAATGAAATGAAATATTAATTTATGAAATAAAATTATATTTTATAAAATTGATATATAAATAATAGATTTATATATCAAATATATAGCAGCAATACCCGATAACTCGCGCATTAAACAATTTAATCACAATTTAATTTAATTTAATTCAATTTAATTCAAATGACGGACGACCTGCAATTACACGACATAGAATTTTCGGACCTTGAATTACAAGGTGGTGGTGGTGGTGGTGGTATTGGTGGTGAGGAAAGCGCGATTCTTCACTTGAATCCGAAAAAATATGGTCCGGAATCGGACATGAGTGATGAAGATGATGAGCATAGCGACGATGAAGGTAGTGAAAATGGTGAGCAGTATAAAAGACGCGGTGGTTCAAAATTTATAGGCAATGACCACTATGACGATGATGATGATGTTCATGATGATGATGATGATGAAGACGATGATGATGATGATGATGAACAAGACAGTGGTGATGGTGGCGATGACTATGACCAAGATGAACCCAATCGGATACAGATTGGTGGTGCTGATGATGACGATGATGATGACGATGATGGCGAAGACAAAGCTCATATCCAAGATGGTGGTGGTGGAGATAGCGAAGATGATGCAGCCGATATTGATAATTTCAAAAAGTTCAACCAACAACTCAAAATGAGCTACGTTGCGGACACGCATCCAGAAGCAGAGAGCCACAACCACGACGAGGTTCACGCGTTTGCAACAGTGGTTCGTGATGCACGTGGAGTAATTATTGACCCGCTTCACAAAACAATTCCAATCCTTACAAAATATGAAAAGACGCGTATATTGGGTATGCGAACCAAACAACTAAACGACGGCGCGGAACCATACATCAAGCTTCCGGTAACGCCCGTTCCGATTATCGATGGATACGTCATTGCCCAGCGCGAACTGGAAGAAAAGAAGCTACCCTTCATTATTCGACGTCCACTTCCGAACGGTGGAACGGAATACTGGTATTTGCAAGATTTAGAAATTTTATAGACTGTTGTCGTGAGTGAGTGCGGATGTTAGTTATCGACCAGACCATACTTTTATAATAGGCAACGATGTTGCATATTTATAGTCGTTGCGCAAATATTCGCCATACGAATACCCCCATTTACAATATTTATGTATGTTTCCCAGACAAGAAATTACAATTAAACTCTTGTCCGGCTGTTGTTGTTCTTTTTCTCCAGTTGCATTTGAGGTTGAATTTGTTGTAATCGTGTCAAATACCATGCACGCAAATGCGCGCTCGAGTGCCATGCGCCCAGCTCGGGATGTTATATGCGAAATCAAATCGGTTATATTGTAGCGCGATTCTAACTTCAGCAAAAACTGTCTATCTATTAACGACATTACCCCGAAACACCCCCTCCAAGCATTAGAGTCCCTGTATATGGCTAACAACCTTTCCGCGTTACGCAATCGATTAATAAGAGCAGACTCTTGTGTGCAGTCATTGTATAAACAGTCAAAATGCCAGAGAAACTTGCACTTCTCTCCATCTGGCATATCAGCGGCCATTTTTTCAAAGTCGACCCGTATGTTAATAAAAACGGAGTCGTGAATAACGAGCGCCGAATCAAACCAGTGGTTGTGAATGTAGTAATAGTATGGAAGAAGTTCGCCCCGTTTGGGAAATATCGAACGCATCACGAGACATTTGTATAACGTGGCCTCTTTTTTCAAATCAATAAAATCATAAGAGCTATTGTCATCTATGATAACGATGGGTGTTTCGGGGTAAAAGTGGCGAATGCGATCATAACATTCGGACCAGTAACACGAAGACTGTTCATTATTTACATGTCTCAATATAATAAACCCAAAGCCATTTCCAGGCGGAGAATAGGGTTTAAGTTTAACTGTGCTATGTGTTATTGTTGGTATTGTTGGTATTGTTGGTATTGTTGGTATTGTTGGTATTGTTGGTATTGTTGTTGACATCCTATTCCGACTTGTAATGTAGAATATAGTATAAATAATTTCTAAATATCGAGTTTTATTTATATTATAATATCAAATGTGTACTTATACACTTAAATAACCGTTAAAAGCTTGCGATATGCTTCATGATTTTTTCGGTCGGAATGATGTTTAAGAAGGGAGAGAAGTATGTCTCGGGTGTAATCCGAGTATCTCGAGCTTCGCGCATACAGCTTTGCAATCGGATTGCTCGGAAGCAGCGTTTCGCAAACCAGGTTATTTACTCGCATGGTCAATGGTTCTGCAAGAACCACATTGTATAACAAGTCGCCAGAATATGGAACCTGTTCAACGCCATCCACTCGACCTACAAACCATTCGGCTTCAACCATCTTACCATTATACTGTATTTTGTGCAACCTGCTAATTTCTGTATCTTTAGTGGGATAGTTTTCTCCAAGAGCACCCTTGTTAATCCGAATCAGAAACGTGTCATTTGTCACTGTTTTGGTAATGTCAATAATCCGAGTGCCATGAATAGTATGAAACGCGGGGTCGATGCGCGCAATTGAAACAATTCCTTGGTCCGTCTCAACTGGTGCGCTGGCTGGGAAACATATGTTTGATATGGCCGGTAGGGCGAATTTATCAATCGTTCCTGTATCACTGCGCGCAATATAAAGAGACGACCCGAAAATCGTCATTGCTGTAATACGCGATGTTCCAGTTACCCAACCAGTGGAAGCTGCCCATGATGCATTCGTGATCGCTTTCGATGATAACTTAATTTGGACTATTTTTCCATTCTCGGTGTTGGTGGCGTATATGGACGGGCCGTATAATACGAAACCATCCAGCCAATATTTGGGGGGCGAATCCGAATAAATGTTAATCCAGCTCGTGTTTACAACCATTCCGTCGGTCAGCGCTATTTTGCTAATGATGCCACTGCCACGCTGCACATACATGTATGTTCCCGTATCGTCAATGTTCATTATAACGCCTCCCGGCGTAGATTCCACACTCACGCTCGCAAATTGAGCAGCTACGATGGAGCCGTTGGCTAAACTTATTTTTCGTATTATACCGTCGGATACATCCACCGTATACATGTAATCTCCATAAATTGCAATATTTGACACGAGCGTTATAGCTGGTGCCCAATCCGAGCTTATGATCGATGCATCACTCAAACTTATTTTAAAGATTGGAGTATGCCCCGAGCTTGAAGTGTCTGCACCCACAGCGTATAAATATGGGGTCGCCAAATTTCGGCTATCTACCGCCATGGAAATTGGAGTTAGGCCAGATGTTCCGCCGTTTACCCAGCGCACCGTATCGAACGTTCCATCTGATAAATTATACCGGTCAATGCCTACTCCCGATCCGTGCCGGCCAACATAGATGTATGAACCATATGCGGCCAAGGCGTATGGCTGGTCAATACCATCTGCCCATATATTTTGAACTGAATCTGCCAAATACGCAATATTGTTAAATAAACGTATTTGAGTTAAAATTGATTGGGCTGCGCCTGCGCCATTATTTCCGGTATAATAAACTGAACCATCTGTCATAGAAACACATGTGCGGTTGCGTTCGGCAGCAACACTGTTTATTATCTTACCTTCGGGGAGAACCATTGGCGATAAAGAGTTTTCATACGATGCGTATGTATTCAATCCCAATTGACCGGTTGTATTTTGCCCGCATGCATAAATGGAACCATCAGTCATTGAAATAACTGTATGATAATTACCAGCCATTATAGTTTTACACCGTTTGCCGGATGGAAGAGGAACCAGAGTAAGTTTACGGTATGCATTGGTGTTATTGCCTTGACCAAGCTGGCCATCCTCATTAAGTCCTGTTCCATATACGGTTCCATCTGACATTTGAACAATGGTGTAGTAGTATCCACAATTAACGCTAATGGGTATTTTTTCATCGTATACATTTATTCTTGTGAATACAATAACAAATGGCGCATTGTCATTTAATCCAAGTTGTCCTTGTGCACTGTTCCCCGTACCATACAAATATCCATCGGTTGTAATAATAATAGTATGAACATATCCGCATGCGATACTTTTGACTGTTTTTCCACCCGGAACCGAAATATACGTGAGCCTGTTTCGACTATAATAATCATTTAAACCTAATTGACCATAATTGTAACCAGTTCCATATATAGATCCGTCCGTCATAAGAACTATCGCATGCGAGGCTCCACACGCTACATCCTTGGGCGTTTTACCATCCGGCACGCTAACTTGAGTGAATGAACTATGTATTGTGCTACTAACATCTCCTAATCCCATATTACCATAATAATCGACCCCTGCCGAATAAATTGTGCCGTCTGTCATTATCACATAAGAACATAATTCGCCGCGTGCGATCTTCCTTGGCGTTTTATTATATAATAGCGCGCTTGGCACCTTGATTGGGTTGTCTGAAACCGATGGAATTATTGCAATTGTGTATCCAAGAATGCCTCCTCCATTATAACCCGCAGCATAGGCCGTTCCATCGGTCATCGTAACAATAAAATCGTTAAACCCGCGAACAATATCCTGTGGAATTTTACCATCCGGAATAGTAAGTTGTGTAAACGCGTATCGGTCGACGGTATCACCCAATCCAAGCTGACCATTGGTGTTGTATTGACCTTTTACATAAATAGAACCGTCCGTCGTCAAAATAGAGGAACTGTCTCCACCACATGCTGCTATTTGCGGCGTCTTGCCACCAATAACACCCGACGTTAGTTGTGTGAAATTGGGTGATGCAATGTAAAAGGTTCCATCGGACATGCGCCAAATTGAATTGTTTTCCTCGAATGCTATACTCTCTGGAATTTTTCCACCAGGAACGCTTATTTGCACATAATTGATTATACGACTTTCACCTAATTCCACTGCCATACCAAACTGTAATGTATAGCCGACTCCATAGCACGTGTTGTCGGTCATTACGAGGATTGTGGTATACAAACCGCAAAAAACCTTCTGGGCGAGTTTTCCGCCTGGAGTTGGTATTTGTGTCAGAACCGTCCTACTGGTTGTATCACCGGTTCCTAAATTACCAAGCCCATTGTATCCACAACCATATACAGAACCATCAGTCATTACCATCATCATAAAATAAAACCCGAGTGCGATATCTCGAATAGTTTTACCATCCGGGGCTGTAATAAGTGTCAAACTATCAAGTCCATATGATTCGCCAAGTCCCAATGCGCCACTATAATTACTTCCCGTTCCGTATACTGAACCGTCGGTCATTATAACGAGCGTGACCGACATGCAACAAAAGACTTTATCCGGAGTTTTTCCGTCGGGAATTGGCACTTCTTGAAGTTCATCATAGTAGTAGACGTTGGAGTATGTAGAATATCCCAATCCAAGTTCCCCCTGTGTATTCTTACCGGTCGCATACAATTTTCCATTCTGTATTAAAAATGTCGACGTTTGCCCACTTCCAGATGTGAATGTATTGCGAAAATATTTGGCGGAGGATATGACAGGTCCACTGGCTGGTGGTATATAAATGGCAGTCAAGTTGTTGCAGTCTGTAGCAAACCCAGTTCCCAATTGTCCATACGCGTTTCCTCCAGAAACATAAAATGACCCGGTTGTAGTAAGTGTAATCGCATGCGACCCACCACACGCAATAACTTGTGGCGTTTTACCGCCAGGAACGGTAACCTGTGTTGGCGCATTGCGACTATTGGTATCACCCAATCCGAGTTGTCCGTATGTATTGGCGCCAAACGCATAAAGTGTTCCATCCAGCATGGTGATAAATGTATAATTTGAACCGCAGCTAACTGTTTTAGGCACTTTATAATCCAACAATACAATTTGCGTCAACGTGGACCGATTGTCGTTATCTCCCAGCCCCAATTCTCCGTTCGCATTGCTTCCACTGGCGTATACCATTCTATCTTCCTTGGTAAACATGATGGTGTGTGTATCGCCGCAAAAAATGCGTTCGGTTTGCTTACCGTCGGGCACCACTTGCGTAAACGCGTTGCGATTGTTAGTATTTCCGGTTCCAAGTTGTCCATCAGAATTCCAGCCCGTTACGTATGAGAATCCCGTCGTAGTGCGAGAAAATGTGCATATAACGGTATGAGCGATTCCACATGCAATGCTTTGGGGAGCATACCCGGACACTACATCTATCCATGGAATTTCAACGAGCGTGTCTCTGTCATTATTATCACCCAAACCAAGTTGTCCGTAATTATTACGACCACACGAATACAGTGTTCCATCCGTCATTATCATGAACGTGTATTCTCCTCCACAAGCAATGATTTTAGGCGTCTTGCCATCCAATGCAGTGATTTGCGTAAGATTATGACAATCAGTAGCATTTCCCAAACATAACTGGCCATATGCATTGTATCCAGTTGCATAGACAGTGCCATCCGTCATTAGCATGATGGTATGTTGAACGCCACAAGCGATGTCTTTAACGGTTTTTCCAACTGGAACGGTAATCAAGGTAAACACGTTTCGACAGTTCGTGTCACCAGTCCCTAACTCTCCGTATGCATTCTGTCCGGTGACATAAACACTACCATTAGATGTTAGAACAAACGTGTTGTTTCCTCGACCGAAGACGCGGTCATCGCTTCTGCACAAATAACCGCTACGGTCGGTGAGCGATAAAAAATTATTAGGTCCAAGACCAAATTCACCATAATTATTACTACCTGATACAATTAAGTCACCCGTATCCGTAATGGACATTATATTGCTTGTTGGTGCACCCAAAACATATTCATAGTATTTTATACTTTTTGTAAAATATACGAGTTCTATGTCCTGGTTGGTTGTCTCCATTACCCAGTCACCGCCATTCTTAATATTGCCGGTTTTATCATTGGATGCGCCGACAATAACACCCGTTTCTCTGGTAAGAATGTCGTAGTATTTGGCCCATTCGAGCGTGCCGATTGTATCACATGCCAGAAAATCAATTCGTTTTATATTGCATTCGCGAATAACGCTCAAAAGAAATGTAAGATTTTCACTGTATTCGGTCGCGGTTGCGTTACCAGACGGCGGTATCTTGTTGTATATATCCGAAATCTTAAAAAATGGGGCCGATTCTATAAAAGACTGTTCAAATGCGACCAGCTCGAACGCTATACCAATTCTCTCGATATTATTACCCAACCCGTTAAACGTTTCTCTAATTTGCGCCCTGGTGCTATCTTTTCTATAGACAATCGGACATGTGTCAGAATTTGCGGAATTAGCAAACATATCTGCACCATTAATTGTTTCATCTATAAGTAGCACGTTTTTACAGCCGGTGCGAATAGGGTATGTGTATGATGGGTGATGGTGATCATGATTTGCGCTCATATTATATAAAAAGTGTAATGAAATAGTATGTATGTCTCTATACAAGACTGTAATATTATTTATATGAGTATTTTCACTAAATAAATAATAAATAATAAACCAAAGATGATAAATTTAATACACATAAAAAATGTATATGAATATAAAAACATAACATCGTATAATCCGAAACAATAGTGTGAGAAAAAATGAATTCGTATACGCAATACCGATGCGGTAATCCAAACCTGGGCAGTAGAGTGGTTGACCCAGCACTAAATATGTATGACGACGCTCAGCTAAAGTGGTATGAGAATCCAGTTGATATTCCAGAACCCGCGAGACTGGTCATGTTTGAAATCCGAAGATGCTATTTATGTGGAGATCTTCGGCCAGGCAAGGGAACAATTGATGCAGGTAATTGTGAAAGCGACGTTGGAATTTATCACGAAGGTGTAGGTCAGCACCCATACGGATACCGCATGTGTTTAGAATGCAAACCTTACTATTTGGCAGCGTTGAAAAAAAAGATTGGTCCTATTTGGAGATTCAGGCAACAGTTTGACCAGGAAGAGCTGCCCGAGTCCGATTCATATATGCCAGTATCATTGTGGGTTGCCCGAACGCGATATGATGAAGAAGGAAAACGCGTTCGAACCGGCAACATGCCGTTTAAATACTCGTCATGGCAGGTGGCCCGGTGGTCGCCCGTCAAATATATTGACGAATATAAAGCAGAACGAGAACCCACATACATGAATGAGGATTGTCTGGTTGTGACATCCAGTGACAAAACTGTAACAAAGCTCGTAAACATTGTTGACTTGTTCATAACAAACTACGGTTCGATCGCTGACCCCAACTACGACCCCAATACGGACGACCCGCTCAATAAATACAGTCACGAGCAACGGCAACGAATGTGCGAAGAAGAAATGCAGCGTATTGATTTGATGCATTGATGCATTGATACATTGATGCATTGATGCATTTATTTACACCTTGGTCCAGGGCTGCTTGGGACGGTCTTTTAAATACGGGCGTAATTCAGACCATTG